GAGATTGAGATTGAAATGCTAAAGGAGTGGCATGCAAAGAATCTTGCAGGAAAACCAGAGTTCCACATCATATCAAATGATAGTGGTGGAGAGATTAACCCATCAGTTCTTCGTGGAAAGATTGATCAGTATAAGCCAGACTTTGTAATCGTTGACTACCTTCAGTTGATGGCTCCTAATCAAAAGTCAGAAAATGAAACGGTACGAATGAAGAACCTTTCAAGAGAACTTAAATTAATGGCTATTGGTGAAGAGGTTCCTATTATTGCTATCTCATCTGCCACACCAGATGATGTTAACGACCTCTCTACGGTACCCACACTGGGTCAAACGGCATGGTCTAGACAGATTGCTTATGATGCTGACTGGGTGCTTGCATTAGGCCGTGGAACAAACAGTGATATCATTGAATGTGCATTCCGTAAAAACCGTAATGGATTTATGGGAGACTTTTTGGTCCAGTGTGACTTTGACAAGGGATACTATAGATATAAAGACTTTGAGGATAAAAATTAAGATAAGTAGTTATAATATGGTATGTCACAAAAGAACAATGGTTCATACCATCACAAGCCAATTAAGAGGTTTTACCTTGATGGAATAATCCATGAGGATTCAATGATCGGAAGACTTAAAAATGAGTATATACGGTTATTAACAACAGAGATGAAACTTAGTGGATATGTTCCAAGACTTGATCTTGACCCAGACTTCACTATAAGGTATAATGAGATAAAGAACTTTTTTGAATTTGAGTTATCAGTGCAGGCAGTCTACGCAGGGAAAAGGAAAAGCGAATGGATATCAGGAATAGACGGAACCAATCCAATCTTTATACCGCAGACCAAGTCCGTAGAGTCCTTACGGGATCTGGTATAGAAATTGAGTCTGACCTGTCAGATAACTACATAATATTTTGCCCATTCCACAATAACCATAGAACCCCTGCAGGAGAGGTTCATAAATCAAATGGCTTGTTCTTTTGTTTTTCTTGTCAAAAGACGGCAGACTTTATAGAATTAATAATGCATACATCTGGAAGAACTTATTTTGAGGGAGCCAGATATATCAAATCAAAAGAAAAATTAAGCAACCTTGTTGACGATATCAACAAAAGTCTAATAGTTGAAGAAGAGTTTAAGCAATTTGACATAAATATTCTAAAAAGACTTTACGGGAATCTGGTAGCACTAGATAGACCAAAAAATTATTTCAGATCAAGACATATAGAGATGGAGTCTTGGATAAAGTTTTCTCTTGGGTATTCTGATAAACAGGATATGGTTACTGTTCCAGTACATAGTCCAGATGGAATCCCAATAGGCTTTGTTGGCAGATCTGTTGAGGGCAAAGATTTTAAAAATACTCCAGGTCTTCCAAAAAGTAAAACATTGTTTAACTTGCACAGAGTAAAGAAATCTGATAGAGTGTATGTAGTAGAATCATCATTTGATGCAATAAGGCTTGACCAAGTAGGTCTTCCAGCCGTTGCCACACTAGGGGCAAATGTATCAAGTACACAAATAGAATTGCTTCAAAAGTATTTCAATAACATTATTGTTATTGCCGATAACGATGAGGCAGGAGGAAACATGAAAGACAGAATAGTTGAAAAACTTTCTTCCCGTGTTTCTGTTATTAAACTAAACAATAAATATAAAGATATTGGAGACATGCCAGACGAAGAACTCAAGAAGTTAGAGTTCCAGTTTGACAAATCTATATCTCTTATGCTAAACTAATATAACAAACAAAGGAGAAATAATATGAGCGTAGTAAAGGGACTCAAAAACATTAATGCCCTGCTCGACAAGCCAAAGTACGAAAGCGACGGACCAAAGGTTAAGTGGCTAAAACTTGCAGATGGCCAATCAGTTAAGATTCGATTTATCGAAGAACTTGATGAAGATTCAGCAAACTATAATGCAGATCGTGGACTTGCACTTGTTGTAAAGGAACACGTAAATCCAAAAGACTATAAGCGTAAGGCTGTAGACACAATTGAAACAGAGGGTCGTGACTGGGCAGAAGAGATGCACCGTAAAGATCCAAAAGCAGGATGGCGTGGTCGCCTTCGATTCTATTGCAATGTTCTAGTTGACGATGGAATTGAAGCACCATATGTAGCAATCTGGTCAATGGGGATTAGCAAGCAATCTTCATTTAATACAATTCGTGAGTATGCTCTTGAAACAGGAAGCATCTCAAACGTACTATGGAAGTTAAAGCGTAACGGTCAGGGAACTGAAACCAATTACACACTAATTCCATCTGCTCCAGACAAGGAGCCATTTGCTTGGGGAGATATTAAGCCTTTCCCACTTGAGTCAGCACTAAAGAAAATTCCTTATGCTGAACAAGAAGCGTACTACTTGGGCTTTGATGGCCCTTCCGTAACTTCATCAACCAACGCTGATTGGTAATATGAACTACGTCGGCTTACATGTCCACACCCATTTTAGTTTATTTGATGGGATTGCTACTCCAGAAGAATACGTTGACCGTGCAGTTGAGTTAGGGATGCCTGCAATAGCCATCACTGACCACGGTACTTTATCTGGGCATAGGGAACTGCACCGTATTGCAAAAGCAAAGGGCATTAAGCCAATTCTAGGTCTAGAAGGATACATGTGTGCAGACATATCTGATACACGAGATAAGTCTGAAAGAGAAGGTCAACAAGATCTTGTCTATAACCACATTATCCTTCTAGCCAAGAATCAAATTGGTTTAGAAAACCTAAACAAGATTAGTGAACTATCTTGGACAGACGGTTTCTTCAAGAAGCCAAGATTTGATTTTACTATTCTAGAAAAGTATAAAGAAGGAATCATAGTAACCTCTGCGTGTCCGAGTAGCGTACTTGTAAAAGCACTTGAAGAAGAAGAGTTTGCTCTTGCCAAGAAATATATATATTGGTTTAAAGAACGCTTTGGGGATGATTACTATATTGAAGTCATGCCTCACAATGAAGCAAACATTAACAAATATTTAATTGAACTTGCAGATGAGTTTGGAATCAAGGTTGTTGTCACACCAGACTGCCACCATGTTGATTCGTCACAAAAAGAAGTTCAAGAGTTTAAGTTGCTTATGAACACGCACGGCAAATTTGTAAAAGATGCAACATATGAGAAGTCAAAGAAAAAAGGCAACATGATGGAACGCCTTGATTATCTTTATGGCGAAGACCGTCAGATTACATTTAATAAGTTTGATATTCATCTGCTCTCATACGAAGAGATTAAAGTAGCCATGGAATCGCAGGGTATTGATAGACCTGACATATACTCAAACACAATCTTATTAGCAGATACAGTAGGAGACTACGGCATTCAAGAAGGTTTAAACCTACTACCAGTACAGTACAAGAGTCCTGATAAGGAACTTGCAAAGGCTGCTATGGAAGGTTTGGTAGAGCGAGGTTTGTCAGAAAACCAAGAATATCTTGACAGACTTAAAGAAGAGTTACAGATTATTAAAGACAAAGAGTTTGCTCCATACTTCCTTGTTGTAAGCAACATGATTAACTGGGCCAAGAAAGAAGAGATCATGGTAGGCCCTGGTAGAGGTTCGGCTGCTGGCTCTCTTGTTTGCTATGCTTTAAAGATTACAGACATTGATCCACTTGAGCATGACCTTTTGTTCTTCCGTTTTATTAATCCAGAGCGTAACGACTTCCCAGATATTGATACAGATATTCAGGATACTCGTCGTGAAGAAGTTAAAGACTATTTAGTTAGACAGTATCGACATGTTGCATCTATTGCTACATTCCTTCAGTTCACAGGCAAGGGAATTGTTAGAGATGTTTCAAGAGTGCTAAACATCCCACTGTCCGATGTTAACAAGGTTTTAAAAACTGTAGACACTTGGGATGATTTCTGCACATCTAAATCTACAAGAGAGTTTCGTGAGAAGTATCCAGAAGTAGAGGTTTACGGAGAGCAACTTCGTGGTCGCATTCGTGGAACAGGAATCCATGCTGCTGGTGTTGTAACTGCAAAAGAACCAATCTTTAGATACGCACCACTTGAAACAAGATCTTCAACAGGCTCTGATGAAAGAATTCCTGTTGTAGGTGTTGACATGGAAGAAGCGGAGAGAATTGGTTTAATTAAGATTGATGCACTTGGTCTTAAGACCTTGTCTGTTCTTAAGAATACAATCGACATAATCAAAGAGCGAGATGGCAAGAAGATTGACCTTCTTAAGATCAAGATGGATGATGCAAATGTTTACCAGATGCTTTCAGATGGATACACAAAAGGTGTGTTCCAGTGTGAAGCAGCACCGTATACAAACCTTCTTGTTAAGATGGGCGTTAAGAACCTAAACGAACTTGCAGCATCAAACGCTCTTGTTCGTCCAGGTGCAATGAATACTATTGGAAAAGATTATGTTGATCGCAAGCATGGTCGTCAAAACATATCTTACACACACCAAGTACTAAAAGAATTTACGGAGGACACTTATGGCTGTATTCTTTACCAGGAACAAGTTATGCAAGCATGCGTACACCTTGGCGGTATGTCCATGTCGGAAGCAGACAAGGTTAGAAAGATCATTGGAAAGAAAAAGGATGCTAAAGAATTTGATCAGTTTAAAGAGAAGTTTGTAGAGGGAGCGTCTAAGTTTATTGCTCCTAACGCTGCTCGTGATTTGTGGCATGACTTTGAGGCTCACGCAGGGTACTCATTTAATAAGTCCCACGCAGTAGCATACTCTACGCTATCGTACTGGACAGCATGGCTAAAGTACTATTACCCACTTGAGTTTATGTACTCAGTGCTAAAGAATGAAAAGGATAAAGATGCGAGAACTGAATATCTTATTGAAGCAAAAAGAATGGGCATTAGCGTTAAGTTACCTCACATTAACGATTCGGATATCGATTTTAAAATTGAGGGTAAAGGCATTAGGTTTGGACTCAGTGCTATCAAGTTTATATCTGACAAGATTGGTGAACGATACATATCAGCACGACCATTCCGTTCGTACAAAGAACTTGAAGAATTTACATTTACCAAGGGTAACGGAGTAAATAGTCGTGCACTCCAAGCACTAAGAGTTATTGGTGCTGCAACCTTTAATGATAATCCTAGAAATGATCAAGAAATTAAAGAGAATCTATATGAGTACTTAAACCTTCCAGAGTTTAATATTACAATACCTTCTCACTATTATGCATTTATTCAGGACATTGTTGACTTTGAAGAAAAAGGATCATATATTTTTATGGGTATGGTAAAATCAATTAAGCGAGGAACAGGATGGTCACGAGTTGAAGTTTTGGACAAAACTGGCAGCGTCGGCATATTTGATGATGAGAATACAACTATTGAGATAGGTCGTTCTTACCTGCTTCTTTGTAATGATAACAGGATTGTATCTTTCATCCCGTCTGATGAAATAAAAGAATCTTCTCATGCTCTTGTAAAGTTCTTAAGTTATAAGCAACTTCCATACAAGGATGATGAGATGTTTGTAGTTTCATTTAAACCAAGGATTACCAAGACTGGAAAGAAGATGGCATCTCTTACACTTGCAGACACAAGCAGAGATCTTCATTCCATCACTGTATTCCCTACATCATTTGCAAAGGCATACATGAGTATTGAAGAGGGAAAGTCATACAAGTTTGATTTTGGCAAGACTAAAGACGGAACCGTAACATTGGAGGATGTACATGTCAGTTAGTATAGAAGAAGCATTAGCACAACTTGATCCTAAGTTGAGGAAAAGATTAGGCAGTGGAGTAGGAGTTAACTATGAGTATCAACCTACACCTAGTTTTGGGTTAAACCGTGCTCTGGGTGGTGGTCTTCCTTATGGTAGACAAGTTCTTATCTGGGGATCAAAGTCATCTGCAAAGTCCTCTATGTGCCTTCAGATGATTGCTCTAGCACAAGCAGAGGGCAAACTGTGTGCGTGGATTGACTCAGAAATGTCATACTCAGAAGATTGGGCTAGAACTCTTGGGGTAGATCCAGAAAAATTAATTTATTCACAAGCAAGAACTATTAGTGATATGGTAGATGTTGGTGTAGGCTTAATGAATGCTGGGGTTGATTTAATTGTGGTAGACTCTATTACATCAATGCTTCCAGCAATCTATTTTGAAAAAGATACTGATGAGATGAAGGCCTTGGAAAATACTAAACAGATTGGAGCAGAGTCCCGTGACTTTAGTAACGCATGGAAAATGCTTAATTATGCTAACAACAAGGTTAAGCCTACTCTTCTTGTTCTTATTTCCCAGTCTCGCAATAATATTAATGCTATGTATACTAGCCAGCAGCCTTCTGGTGGTCAGGCTACTAAGTTTTATTCTTCTTGCATTGTTAAGTTATTTAGTTCCGAGTCCGACAATCAAGCGATTAAAGGAAAGATTAAGGTAGGAGATAAACTAATTGAAGAAAAGGTTGGCAGAACTATTAAGTGGGAACTCCAGTTCTCAAAAACCTCTCCAGGGTTCCAGTCTGGTGAGTATGATTTTTACTTTAGAGGTGACGATATTGGTCTTGATACCATTGGCGACTTGGTCACTACAGCAGAACTAAACGGTATTGTAGAGCGTACAGGTGCTTGGTATATACTTCCTGATGGCACAAAAGTCCAGGGTAAGGAAGCATTTGTTAATCGTGTTAGAGAGGATCTTGACTTGCAAGAATCAATTAAGTCAAAATTAAATGGCTAGGTTTACTGTATACCAAGGCCAATGGGTTTGTCATACATGCAAAGCCATAGTTCCAACACTAAGATGCTATGCAGATGAAAAGATGTTAAGTTGGATGTGTAAAGATAAGCATCTTACAAAGGTTTATTTAGGAAAAAGAAAGAAGAGCGACTTTGACGGAGAAGAGTGAGTCCAAAAGAATAGGTGCTAAACAGCATAAAAACTCTGGACGTAACACACAAAAAGGAGATGCTTCCTGGAAAAACTTTGTCGTAGACTTTAAAGAAGTTGGTAAGTCATTTACTTTAAACAAAGAGGTTTGGGCCAAAGCCACAACAGATGCCATTAAGAATGGCAAAGACCCAGCCATTGTTGTTGTAATCGGCGAGGGTAACTCAAAGGTAAGACTTGCTATAATTGAGATGAGCATCTTAGAACAACTTACAGAGAATGGTGTATAATAGTATTATGAACACAGGACACGAGCCAAAAATAAAAGTAGTACCAAGAATTATTAAAGACTTCTTTACTGATGAAGAAGTAGAAGTTTTGCAGGCAATAGTAAAGTATCAAAAAAATGCTAAAGATTTAGATGAGTTTTATGCTCCATTAGTCTTGCCAACAATGGCCCGAATGCAAATAGAAGTAATGTACCCAGAACATATAAAAAGAAAACTTGAAAAATTTGCTTCAGAAATGGTCGGGGAAGAAGTATTCATGTTTCACAACAGTTACTTAGATTATAGTTTAGAACATAATCCAGATGTAAATCCAAAATTACCAGTCCATTATGATTCAGACAACTATTTTACTAAACTCACAATGGATTATCAATTAGATGCCAATATAGATTGGCCAATAGTAATTGAAAACGAAAGTTTTAATCTTCAATATGGAGACCTACTTGTATTTTGGGGTGCAGGTCAGGTTCACTGGAGAGAGCCAGTAAAATTTAAAGAAGGAGATAGAACTGAAGTTCTAACTATGCATTTTTCAAAAAGAGAAGATTTTGAAAAATTAAATTTTGTTGCCAGATCACCAGAAGAAAGACAGAAAAGACTTGCATTATGGAGATCAGATCCAACATTTTTAAAGTATAATGAAAATTTTTTTGCAAAAGAAAACAAATTAAACCAATAAACCTAAAATAAGGAAAATAAATGACAAACGAAAGCACCACAATTGATATGGTAAATGGTCTTGCAGAAATTGCAGACTACATGCAAGACGAAGAACTTACTACAGCACTTGCCTTTATTGCTAAAATTATTATTAAACCAGATATTCCTTTGAATGTGGCACACATAGAAATCGTAAGACTTCAGGCTATTGCAGCAAAGATGGCTTTTAAAGCAACTTGGATGGCAAATGTTGATAAATCAGATAGAGGCAAAAAGAATCTTTATTATACGGCAGCAGAGTCGTTAAATAATTTAGTGTCTGCACTAAAGTACATAACACGCTAATCTGCTATACTTATACTAATAGAAACGAGAAATAATGACAAAGAATTTACTACATACGGTTATGATCAAGCCAGAAGAAAAGCCAATTCATTCAATGGACATAGCAGCACTTGAGGCAAAGATTAAAGAAGGCTATACGATTACTCGTGTAGACAAGCATACAACAAAAAAGACTTTTGCTCCATCAACTATTGCTTACGGGCATGGTGAGTGTGCAAGATACTGGTATCTAGCCTTTGATGGACAGATGTTTGAAGATAATGCAGATGCATATAGTGCAGCAAATATGACTGCAGGAACCTTGTCACACGCAAGAATTCAAAATGCAATGCTAAATGCTGGAATTGTAAAAGTTTATCGTGATGAGAATAACGAAGCCACTACAGAGTTTAAAATTATAAATGAAGATCCTCCTATCTTTGGATATGGTGATGTCATGTTTGATTGGCAAGGCCAAGAACTTATTGGTGAAATTAAAACAATGATGAATGAAGGGTTTGAATATAGAAAGGCATCAGGCAAGGCCAAAAATGGTCACTTAATGCAGTTGCTTATTTATATGAAGATCTTAAAGAGACCAACTGGTGTAATGATTTATGAAAACAAAAATAATCATGAACTTCTTTTGATCCCTGTAGATGTAAACGATCATTACCGTCGGTGGGTAGACCAGGCATTTGATTGGATGAGACTAGTTCGCAAGACATGGGAAGACAGAACCCTGCCAAACAAAAACTATAGATCAAACTCCAAGATATGCAAGTCATGCCCAATTAAAAAAGCATGTGAGTCTGCAGGACCAGGCGTGTTAAAAATAGCACCCTTGGAGATTCTCGGTGAACAATTGTAGATGCTGCGACAATCAGTTTGAGCCCACAGTATCTTATCAGATATACTGTTCTTCACACTGTAGAGATATCGCAACAAAAGAAAAAATTGCAATAAGATATTTGCAATCAAAAAGGCAAAAGAGAAAAGGTAAAACAAGACTTTGCAAATCATGTTCAACTCCTCTTTCTATATACAACGACGATCTAGTCTGCTCCGCTTGTAACGTAAATCCTGATGCAGTTGTTAAAGCAATAAAACAAATAAAAGGAAAAATAAATGGTAAAAAATAAGTGGGGGATAGAAGTTAAGCCACACACAATTTGCGCTATTGATGCTAGTACTAATAGCCTTGCCTTTTCTTTGTTTGCTGGAGAAGATTTAGGGGCAGTTGGTAAGATTAATTTTGAAGGAAGCAATACCTATGAAAAAGTTATGGATGCTGGACAAAAAGTAAAAGCATTTTTTGATTACTATGGAGGGTTTGAAGCAATAGTAATTGAGCATACCGTATTTATGAATAGTCCAAAGACAGCAGCAGATCTTGCACTTGTTCAAGGAGCAATTCTAGGATCAGCAGGACAATCAGGAACAAAAGTTATTGGTAAAGTTTCTCCCATTACTTGGCAAATTTTTATGGGTAATGGTAAAATATCTAAAGATGAACAACTACTAATACGATCTCAAAACCCTGGAAAGTCTGAATCATATTATAAGGCTCATGAGCGCATGCTTAGAAAAGAAAGAACAATTAAATTTATTAACACAATCTATGATAGAACTATTACTGATAATGATGTTGCAGATGCTTGTGGTATTGGTCACTGGGCTGTAAGAAATTGGGGTAAAGCAATTGGACTTGACAAATAGTATCATGGCTGCTAAACTATATACAAGTGAAACCTTTATGCGTAAGAGATATCTTATGGATAAGAAGACACCAGAAGAGATTGCAAAGGAGTGTGGAGTGAGCCTAGAAACTGTGTATGTCTACCTTGCAAAATTTGGATTAAGGAAATCAAGACGATGAGTAAAGTTGAAAAAGCATTAGTAGCACTTGCCATAGCGGGTACTGTTGGTTTTGCATTTGCATTTGCTGCCTTAAAAGGAATTCCAGAGGCATTTGATTGGGAAGATGATGAGTGAAAATTTAAACATAACCGTTGACCAAGTAAATAATCCCTTACATTATACTTCTGATCCTTCTGGTATTGAGTGCATAGAGATTACTAGACATCGCAATTTTAATATAGGTAATGCCTTTAAGTATTTGTGGAGAGCAGGTCTTAAGGATGAGCAAAAAACTATTCAAGATCTTGAAAAAGCAATATTTTATATTAAAGATGAAATTAATAGGCTAGAAGGAAAACATGTCAACTGAAGATGATCTAGTTAAGCACCTTGATCAGGTTAACTTAGTAGTAGAGGAATATTTAAAAGGTAATGATCCAACAGTAATTTCAAAACAACTGGACATTCCAAGACAGAAAGTTGTCACACTTATCAATGAGTGGAAAGTTATGGCCTCTGCTAATGATGCTATACGTGCTCGTGCCAAGGAAGCCCTTGCTGCAGCAGACACACACTATAGCAAGTTGGTATCTCGTACATATGAGGTTATTGATGAAGCATCAATGACAAATAACCTTAGTGCAAAGACTGCAGCAATTAAACTTGTAATGGATATTGAGTCTAAGCGTATTGATATGCTACAGAAGGCTGGCCTTCTTGAAAACAAAGAACTTGCTGAAGAGATGATAGAAATTGAAAATAGACAGATGGTTCTTGTATCAATATTAAAAGACATTGCGTCAGAGCATCCAGAGATTAGAGATCAAATTATGAGAAGGCTTTCAGATATTGCAAAAAAGGATGAAGTAATAACGGTTGTACTTGATGCCTAATTTTAATGATTTTTTAGAAATACTTAAAAACAATAACTTTGAAGAGACACCAGTAGACGCCAAAACATTTGTTGAGGGCGACGCATACCTTGGTCAGCCTGCACTGTCTAATATTCAATACGATATTGTTGAAGCAATGAGTCAGATATATCGCAAAGAAGACCTTATTGATATAATGGGAGAAGAAAAAGGCACAAGATACTTTGATAAATATACTAAGAATGAGATTATCCTGCAACTCGGCAAGGGATCTGGAAAAGATTTCGTATCAACAGTGGCCTGTGCATATATTGTATACAAACTCTTGTGTTTAAAAGATCCAGCAAAATACTTTGGTAAGCCATCTGGAGATGCTATTGACCTTATTAATGTTGCTATTAACGCACAGCAAGCAAAGAATGTTTTCTTTAAAGGTTTTAAAAGTAAGATTGAAAAGTCTCCGTGGTTTGCGGGAAAGTATTACGCAAAAGCAGACTCTATTGAGTTCAACAAATATATCACAGTTTATTCTGGTCACTCAGAAAGAGAATCTCACGAGGGCTTAAACCTTCTTCTTGCAGTTCTTGACGAAATCTCTGGCTTTGCATCTGAAGTTGGAACAGGCAACGAACAAGGTAAGACTGCTGAAAATATCTACAAGGCTTTCCGTGGATCAGTTGACTCTCGCTTTCCAGACCTTGGCAAAGTTGTTTTGCTTTCATTTCCAAGATACCCAGGAGACTATATCTCAGAAAAGTATGATGCAGTTGTTGCTGAAAAAGAAGTAATTGAAAGAACCCACGAGTTTATTATTAATCCACTGCTACCTGAGACAGACCCAAACAATAAGTTTGAAATTTCCTGGGATGAAGATCAAATCATTTCATATAAATATCCAGGAGTGTTTGCACTAAAAAGACCTACATGGGAAGTAAATCCAACAAGAAAGATTGATGATTTTAAGATTGCTTTTATGACTGATCTTGGAGATGCAATGATGCGCTTTACATGCGTACCAACCTTTGCTTCCGATGCATTCTTTAAACAACAAGAAAAAGTAAGAGCCTGCATGACACTTAGAAACCCCGTAGATAACTTTAGAAGGTTTGACGAAGCATTCAAACCAGATCCAACCAAGAAGTATTATGTCCACGCAGACCTTGCCCAGAAGCACGATAAGTGTGCAGTTGCTATTGCACATGTAGAAAAATGGGTAAACATACAAGTCATTAATAACTACGAACAGGTGGCACCAATTGTAGTCGTAGATGCAGTAGCATGGTGGGAGCCAAAGGTAGAGGGTCCAGTTAATCTTTCAGAAGTTAAACAATGGATACAAAACCTTAGAAGAATAGGGTTTGATATTGGCATGGTTTCCTTTGACCGTTGGCAGTCGTTTGATATTCAAAATGAATTAAAACAAGTTGGAATGAGGACTGATACTGTTTCTGTTGCTAAGAAGCACTACGAGGATATGGCTATGTTGGTATATGAGGAAAGACTTGCCATGCCTGCAATTGATTTGTTATTTGAAGAACTAACCCAATTAAAGATAATGAAAAATGACAGAGTTGACCACCCACGCAAAAAGTCAAAGGATTTGGCAGATGCTGTGTGTGGAGCAATATTTGGGGCAATATCACATACCCCAAAAAATATAGATACAGAGGTGGAGATTCATACCTTTAGAGATAGATCTAAAGAAGATGATGATGATATATTTGACAGACCACCTCAAGATGTGGTAAACTATAGACCTATGCCAAATGAAGTAAAAGATTATTTGGATAGATTAAATCTACTATAACAAGAAAAGAGATAAAATGAATTCATTCAAGAAAGTATCGCTAATCATCGCTGCAGCCCTGACTAGCACAATGCTTGTATCAACC